ATGCACATATCGTTCAACCTCATAGGAGGTCGCAAGTAAGCCGACTCGGAACGGGTTCGTTCATCCTCTTCGGAGGACGCAAAAGCCGACTGAAGGAACGGGGCAAAAATCCCTACTACTTTGGAGAAAGCCAATGGCACAAGTCACTTATCGTGGTGTTGTTTATGACACCAATAACAAAAAAGCTCAGCAAAAAAAAGAGGTCGAACTCACATATCGTGGCATTGCTCACGCTAAGTAATGTTAGTAACAGCAGAAATATTAGCAGCATCTGCTATATTTCTAACTATCATTTACGCTGAAGCTAGATTCTTGTACGGATACAAGTTCTAAATTGTAAGGAGGGTCTATTGACAGACCCTCTTTTTTTGTGTAAAATGCCTAAATACCATATAAAAATTATGGAACCGCAAAGAGAACAACTGAAATTACGACTTAGGCAGGTAGAACTAGCATTAGACGCACTTAAGGCAGAAATCTATTCTGACGTAGATGCGTATTCTACCGTAAATACTGCAAATAAAGTATTATCCGATTATGATGAAATCTTCGAGGATGATGACGGATGAGGCAAAAGCAAATTCTTAAAAATTTGAAAGAGGCACTTAAACAGGATTATTTGTATAATACTGAAGAACTTTCTTTCATGAAAGAGCAACTTGCTATTTTAGAGGAAGAAGTGTTAAAATCTATAAAAAAGAAACCTGAGGGATTTGGTAAAAAATGAATGTAAAATTTGTCAGTATTACACCTGATGCAGAGAAGACAATGGCATATATTGCCAGAGTGTCAAATCCATCAAATCAGGAAAATGAGAAATATGCGGGACTTTTGAAATATTGTATTAAGCATAATCATTGGAGTGTTTTCGAACAATCCTCAATGACTTTGGAGATCGAGACGACACGAGGGTTAGCCGCACAAATTTTAAGACACAGAAGTTTCACATATCAGGAGTTCTCACAGAGATATGCTGACACAAAACTCTTAGATGATAAAATACCCTTACCGAAACTCCGCAAACAAGACCTCAAGAACAGGCAAAATTCGACGGATGACTTAGATGAGTTTCTGATACAGGACTTTGAGTTAGAAATGGAGAAGTTGTTTAATTCTTCAATGAACTTATACAACAGAATGCTCGATAATGGAGTTGCAAAGGAATGTGCAAGATTTGTGCTTCCACTTGCCACACCAACAAGACTGTATATGACTGGTTCGTGCCGTTCTTGGGTTCACTACATTAATTTGAGATCTGCACATGGTACACAGAAAGAGCACATGGACATTGCACATAAATGTAGAGAGATATTTGTGGAGAAATTCCCGAACGTCTCAGAAGCTCTTGAGTGGGTCTAAATAAATTACATTACTTTATAATTATGGCAACATATCCTGTGGTTCACAAAGAAACTGGTGAACAGAAAGAAGTATCAATGAGTGTTACTGAATGGAATAAATGGTGTGAAGATAATCCTGATTGGAAGAGAGATTGGAGTGATCCATCAACTTGTCCGATGGCAACAGAAGTAGGAGACTGGAGAGATAAATTACGGAAAACTAAACCTGGATGGAATGATGTATTGGAAAAAGCACAAACTGCACCTGGTTCTAAAGTAAAAAAACTCTAATGGCAAGAAGAAAAAAAGGTGCCGAACAACCGATTGGGGTTGGATTGACGACTAAACAAATGAAAAGAAAAAAACCATTGAGTTCTGATTATTTGGTTAATATTGAACCAATTAGTGAGAATCAAAAAAGACTTTTTGATTCATATAAAGAAGGAAAACAAATAGTTGCATATGGATGTGCTGGAACTGGTAAAACATTCATCACACTCTATAATGCTATAAGGGACGTTTTAGATGAAAGCACTCCATATGAAAAAATTTATATTGTACGTTCTTTAGTTGCAACAAGGGAGATTGGTTTCTTACCTGGTGATCATGAAGATAAATCTGACATCTATCAAGTGCCTTATAAGCACATGGTGAAGTATATGTTTCAGATGTCTTCTGATGCTGATTTTGAAATGTTATATGGAAATCTGAAGGCTCAGGACACAATTAAGTTCTGGAGCACTTCATTCTTGAGAGGAACTACATTAGATAATGCGATTGTCATTGTCGATGAATATCAGAATCTTAATTTTCATGAATTAGATTCAATTATTACTCGTATTGGTGAAAATAGTAAAATATGTTTCTGTGGTGATGCTAGACAGAGTGATTTGATAAAAACTAATGATCGTAATGGTATTGTAGACTTTATGAACATCTTGCGTAAAATGTCATCTTTTGATATAATAGAATTTGAGATAGAGGACATCGTTCGTTCTGGACTTGTCAAAGAATATATTATTGCAAAAATGGAAGCAGGTATGTAATGTTTAATCATGTTGATTTGACCCTCCCTAAACTTTCTAGGGAGACTATAGACGGAGTTCGTTATTATTCTGTTCCAGACGAAGATGAGTTACTTAAGTTAGTTTCTATTACTTCAGTAACGAGTCATTTTAATAAAGAGATCTTTATAAATTGGCGTAAGAAGGTCGGTGATCAAGAAGCAGATCGTATCACGAAAGCAGCAACAAGTCGTGGAACTGATATGCACACTCTTACAGAGCATTATTTAAAAAATGATGATCTTCCTACCGTTCAACCTATCTCTGACTTTTTGTTTAAAATTGCAAAGGGTGAACTCAATAAAATTGATAATATTCATGCTCTAGAGGGATCCCTATATAGTAAAGAATTAGGTATTGCAGGAACTGTCGATTGTATTGCAGAATATAATGGTGAACTAGCAATAATAGATTTTAAAACATCAAAGAAACCTAAACCAAGAGATTGGGTGGAACACTATTTTGTACAATGTATGGCATACGGTTGTATGTTGTATGAAGTAACGGGAATATCCGTAAAAAAACTTGTAATTATCATGGCTTGTGAAAATGGAGAATGTGTAATCTATGAAGAATACGACAAAGCAAAGTACATCAAACTGCTCGGCAAATATATTAGAAAATTTGTTAGAGATAAATTGGAACTCTATGGAACCGAATAAAGAACTAGAGGAAGCATTAGAAAAGAAATTTCTAACACCTCAAAAATTTGCTATTGAAATTGAGAATCTTGTTTCTCAAGAAGAAATGAATTATATTGATGCTATCTGTCACTATTGCGAAATCAATGGACTTGAGGTAGACTCAATAACGAAGTTAGTTTCTAAACCACTCAAAGAAAAATTGAAGTGGGATGCACAGGAACTTAATTTCATGAAAAAAACATCAAGGGCAAAATTACCTTTATAATGAAAGTGACTCCTTTTGAGACTTATCAAACTTATCTTTCGATGAAAAGTCATTTTACTAATCCTAAATATGATTTTTTTAAGTATGGTGGTAAGTCACGAGCCACTATGGCATCCTTTAATAAAAGAAAGGACAAATATTGGTTCGAAAAAACTTCTAGGAAATATTCTGATCAACAGATCCTAGATTTTCTTTTAGCAAATTTCGTAACTACAGACAACCCACAAAATTTATGGATTGGAGAAATTATCAATTCTGGCGAAAGAAACTACTCAGAGTGGATGAGACGCAAGCAGAGTTTAACTTACTTATTCAAAGAACAAAGCAGCGAATTGCTATTCAAAAACGACTTGAACGAAGTATTCGACTGCTCCAAGAGAAAGCATCCCGTAGTACTAAAAAAGTATCTGGGTGGAGAGATAAGTTTAGAAACGCTTACGATACTGGAAAAAATCTTTTCTTTCGTAAAAAACTTTGATAAAAAACTAAAAGACCCAGTGTGGGAATCCGTAAGTCTAAAAATAAAGAAATACGTTCCCTTCATAAATATTAATGTATTCCACTATAAAAAAATCCTAAAGGAGGTTATTAATCATGGCTCTTGAAAACAGTGAAGTTCTTCAGAATTTAACATTACAACTTGATCAAGTTACAGAGCAACTTAATTCATTAACTAATACTCGTATTCGATTATTAGGTGCTATTGAAGTCCTTCAACAAATTGAACAAAGTAAAATTGAAGAAACAGAAGTTTCTGAAACTGATGTAGTGGAGGAAAATGAGTAACTTTTTCGATTCTGAAATAATTCAAGAAGAATTGATTGAAATTAATAAACTTCAAGAAGAAGTTTATGGTAAGATACTAAATGTAATGCATCTTACTCCTGAAGAACAAGTCGAGCATATCGATAAGTTAAGGTTACTATTAGAAAAACAAAAAATTATGTATACCAGATTATCTCTTTCAGATGATCCTGAGGCTCTTAAATTAAAAAATCAAATAGAACAATCAGTTGTTGTAATGGGATTCCCACAAGGAACTGATATGAATGTTTTGTTTGATAATATGGATAAAACCATTAATAATTTAAAGAAGAATGTTGACTAATTTTTTAATCTTTGTTATAATCTAAACATCCAATTAATCCAATTAATCCGAGGTATCCAAATGTCGTTTGCCAATCTTAAGAAGCAATCAAAACTAGGCTCTCTTACACAAAAACTTGTGAAAGAAGTCGAAAAAATGAATAACACTAACGGTAATAATGATGACCGTTTATGGAAATTAGACGTAGACAAAAGCGGTAATGGATATGCCGTCATACGTTTCCTTCCTGCTCCCGATGGTGAGGATCTACCATTTGTAAAACTATACTCCCATGCCTTTCAAGGTCCTGGTGGTTGGTACATAGAGAATTCTCTGACTACTCTAGGTCAGAAGGATCCTGTTTCTGAGTACAATACTACTCTATGGAACAATGGCACAGATGCAGGTAAAGATGCTGCTCGTAGACAGAAGCGTAAGCTTACATACATCAGTAACATCTATGTCGTGAAGGATCCTGCAAATCCTGAGAACGAAGGTAAAGTATTTCTATACAAGTATGGGAAGAAAATCTTTGACAAACTTACTGCAGCAATGCAACCTGAGTTTGAGGATGAAGAAGCAATTGATCCATTTGATTTCTGGCAAGGTGCAAACTTCAAGTTGAAGGCAAAGAACGTTGCTGGTTATAGAAATTATGACTCTTCTGAGTTCACTGCTGTCACTCCTTTATTGGATGATGATGATGCACTTGAAGGACTCTGGAAGAAAGAAAGTTCTCTTCATGAGTTTGTGGCTGCGGATCAGTTCAAGTCTTATGATGAACTGAAGAAGCGTCTTGGTTATGTTCTTGGTAATAAGACAACTGCAGTTCGTGAAGATGTAGAAACTGTTGATGAAGATGACAATCGTGGTTCAGCAGAACAATTAGTTTCTGCTGCTGTGTCAACAGCACCTACTGAAGACGATGATGATACATTATCGTATTTTGCTCAACTGGCATCAGAATAATATAACAAAGGGGTCGTTAAGACCCCTTTTTTTTATCGTATTGTAACTTTAGTATTTTCCGTCTTAATTACGTTGTCGTTTACATATTGAGAAGATCTAGAATAAATCATTTCATTTCTCATATCATTTAAGAATTGTTGTAGATATTCTATTTTTAAAAGATAGATTGATCTTTTCTTATCATTTTTCATTGTTTCATATTCATAGTTAGTAACAGATGCTACGGGATTCAATGTATTATTGTATAAATCTGGATCTGGTATTGTAAATGTAGAATCTACTATTTTTCCTTTTGGTAAAATTAATTTACCGTTCAGATCTTTTACTTCTTTTGTTTCCCAATGATGTACATCAGTTAAGTAATCTCCGTAAATATCAAGAGAATAGTTATATAATTCTTTACTTGATAGTGGCCATTCATCTCTTATATTAATAATACCTGCAGTAATAATAACAACATAATCTAATTGAGGATCACCATAAAATTCTTCGGCAACATTATCAGGTCTTGCACCTTCTTTTATTTGATACTTATTGAATAATGTAAAAACATTTTGTAAGTCATCACGTATTTTAGATCTTCTGAAAAGATTTTTTACACGTATATAATCACCAGATGCATTACCATCCTTGGATACGAATGATTGATAATCTAAATTTGGTAGTTCTCTAAAATATCCCATTTTAATAACCTACTGTGTTGTCTCTTGGTAATCCTGTATACTGATCATCATAATCAATATCATAAATTGGTTCAAGTTCTTTGAATGTTAAATCCATTATCATAGAGATAGGTGTTCCATCTTCATAAGTAGCATAATTACCTTCGCCAGTATAATTGATTGATACATCTTGTAAGAAGCATTGTTTAAATTTATTCAAAAATTTATGCTCTGTGCCTCCTTGTCTATACCTTAATTCAAATATATTTGGTGTTTTTAAAAATGCACGAGACTGTACAGTCTTAGGTGACATACCTTTTTTAAATGTTCTTATGATATTTTTAACTTGATCTGATTCATCTCTATTTCTTGGCATCATTTTAAATGAAAACTTAAATGCTCTTAATGTCGGACCATTAAATAGAAGTTCCATATTTGGGTTAAATATTTCTCCTTGTTGTCTTGCTAATAACTGTTGTACTGTTATATTACCACCAAATAAACCTACTGCCTGACCTGCTAAGTAATTGGTTATCAAATTTTGAGTATTTCCTAAGTCTAATCCAGATTGATTTAGAGCAGATGTCATAGAGTTTTTAAAATTATCTATTTGATTCTTTATGTCCAAACCACCTTTTGCTGCTCCTCTCATTAAATTTGACGCACCAGCAGCAGCTGCTGCTGTAATGCTGTTCAGTTGATCGTCATTATATTGAACAGCATTACCATCTTGAATAGTTGATGGTATTGGTAATAGTATCGTACTGATAGGTCTCTTAGTACTATTTCTTCTAAATCTATTTCTAGGATCACTTGTGAGTGATATCGGGTTAAAAGCAGATGAAGAACTTATTTCACTATCATCATCAGTAGGACTTCCTCCTCCAATAGACCTATATTCCTGCATATCTATTTGTAGATAATCAGTCTCTTCTGTGAATATTTTTAATGGATATCGAAGAACAGTTTGTGGCATTATATTTCTTTTTATCTATTTATGAGAATTTTAGAGAAAGGTATTGCATCGAGGTCATTTAGCTCATTATCATATACTTGATAGAGACCTCCTGCTACTTCACTCCATGTATATTGACGAGGTTGACCCCAATGAAAATTGATTCCACGGAATCCCCATTCTAAAACTTCAGTGACGGCTACTAATGGATTTTGATCGTATGTAATGTTAGGTGTTTTTGGATTATAAACAAATACATAAAAATTACCTACCTCTGGAATTTTATCACCTTCACTCAAAACACTTATAATTTTAAACATTAAATCATCAGCATCTTCAGTTCCAATTAAATTATTTCTTACAGATCTAATACGACTCATTATTTTATACCTAATTCATTCTCTGTGAGTACTTTAAATTCCCACTGCCTATCTTCACAGAATTCTTTTGCTGCCTCCCATTTTGCTTGATTTCTAGCATATTCACAAACTTGGTATACATAACTCTTTGTTTTTCTTTTTTGAACCTTTGGTTCTACACATTGTTTTTGGGGTTTTATTTCAATTATCATTCTTTTAATCTTTCCTGTGCTTTCTCTTACCTTAATGTAGAAATCTGGAAAATATCTATGATATCTATTATCAATAGGTGAACGATATGGAACTATGACCTCTTCACTTCCCCATTCTAATATATTCGCATTAGAATCACAGTATTTCATAAATTTCAGTTCCCATGAAGAGCGATATATTATGTTTGTATAATCCCCTCGATACTTATTTGGAACCTTTGGTCTGAATTTTCCTTTGTAAGTCATCTAAATAACTAATAATAAAAGAATCTTATAAGGTATTTAGAGTGGCTAATAGGCTTGTACAAAGTATTACAATGAATCAAGTGCAAGATCTGGTTGGTAAAATTTCACAATCCAATCAGTATCTTGTAAGTTTTTCTTCATTAAAACCTGAAATATTACAATATTTGGGTGGATATCTTGGAATAAACAATCCAGGCACTTTTCTATCAAGAAAGAGTGGTCTTCTTTGTTCTGAGGCAGTATTACCAACTACATCATATGCGACTGGTGAAGTGAAAGATAATTTTATGGGAGTACCTCAAGAGTTTGCACATACTCGTTTATATACTGATATTGATTTCACTTTTTATGTTGATACTGATTATACTAATCTAAGAATTTTCGAAGGTTGGATGGATTTTATTTCAAGTGGATCTCATAATCAAATTAATGAGTTACGTGATAATTATTATAAGAGATACAGATATCCAGATGATTATAAAGTTCAGACAATGTTTATATCTAAGTTTGAGAAAGATATTAGATCACAGATAGATTATCAATTTATCAATGCTTTTCCGAAGACTATGACTTCTATTCCAGTATCATATGGAGATGCTGATTTATTAAGAGTTAGTGTTACTTTCAATTATGATCGTTATATTGTAAATCCTAGAGGAAGTTATATTGATTCTCCTGTAAGTGATTTTGATGATATACCACGTACTTTCCTTGATACTAGGTTCAGTAGATACCCTTCGCAGAGTTTATTTAATAATAATCAAGATGTTTTATCCAGTAATAATGAAAATCCAATCGTAAATACTGATGCTGCTGTTGAGGGTGGTTATACTATAAGTAAGGAAAATCTTAAAACCACAGGTCAATTAGTTAGAGCCGACAATGCACAATATGGAAATACTTTTCCAGCAGGTTCCTTTTAAAAAACTCTACTATATAATATACAAATTAATAATATATTATGCCTTTACCAAAAATTAATACCCCAACATTTGAGTTGGTATTACCTTCTAATGGAAAAAAGATTAAATATCGTCCTTTTCTAGTAAGAGAAGAAAAGATATTAGTCATGGCCATGGAATCTGATGATATGAAGCAGATTACTTCTGCCATTATTGATATATTGAATAATTGCATTCTCACCAGAGGTATTAAAATTGAAAAACTTTCTACTTTTGATATTGAATATTTGTTCCTAAATGTACGTTCTAAATCAGTTGGTGAAACTGTGGAAGTAAATGTGACGTGTCCTGATGATGGAGAGACACAAGTTCAGATGGAAATTGACATTGATTCTATCAAAGTTCAGAAAGATAAAAATCATACAAATATTGTTAAACTTGATGATAATCTTTCAATGAAATTAAAATATCCATCTATGAATGAGTTCATTGAAAATAATTTTGATGCATCTGATACTAGTAGAAGTGAAGTTTCTCAGTCATTAGATATGATTACTTCTTGTATTGATATGATATACAATGAGGAAGAAAGTTGGAGTGCTAATGATTCTACTAAGAAAGAATTATCAGAATTTATTGAACAGTTGAATACAAAACAATTTAAGGATGTAGAGAAATTCTTTACAACAATGCCCAAACTTTCTCATACAGTTAAGGTAAAGAATCCTAAGACTGGTGTTGAAAATAAAGTCGTATTGGAGGGATTAGCAAGTTTTTTCAGTTAAGTATGGCTCATACAGATCTTGAGTCATACTATAAATTAAACTTTGCCTTGATGCAACATCATAAATACTCATTAACAGAGCTCGAAAACATGATTCCTTGGGAACGAGAAGTTTATATTTCTCTACTCAAACAATATATTGAAGAGGAAAATCTAAAACAACAGCAACAACAAAGTGGCTAACGTAACAAGTTCAGGAAATACAACTATTAAACCCACAATAAATACTGCAAAATTTATGGGTTCATCTTATGCAGCTGGAAGTTCTTTAGAGAGTAAGTTTGCAAATATTTATTCATCACTCAGCACTCTTGCAATAAAAATAAAGAAAAATTTTGATAATATAAATTTACTTACAGAAACTATACAAAATGCAAGTTTACATTCTCATACTGACAATGATGATAGTGATGGGGATAATAAAGATAATATAAGTAATGATGATAATTCAAAATTAGATGAAATAAATAGCATTCTTTTGGACATTGG